ACTATTTCTTTGTGGTTTGTATCTATTCGTGCGTATGTCATTGTTTTTAAATTAAAATAGATTAGTATTAGCTAACTTTACCATTATAAAGGCTTGGCATGAGCAAACCAGCGTGTAGTGAGCAAGAGTTTATCGCACTATTTAAAGAGCACCGATCCCCTACGGCTGTGGCTAAAATATTAAATGTTGATATTAGAAGTGTAATTGCCCGTAGAAGAAACTTAGAAAAAAAGCACGACATTGTGCTTGAATCTAATAATAATCGTGGCGTTCCTAGATTTGCTATTCCTGAAAATAAGATACGCTGTGAATACCAATTAAAAGATGGAATCATTATGGTAGGGTCTGATTGTCATTACAACCCTAATTACATTTCTACTGCCCACCGTGCTTTTGTACATTTTACGAAACACTTAAAACCTAATATGGTGATCCTGAATGGCGATTTGTTCGATTTTGCACAGATCAGTCAACATAACCGCATCGGTTACCAACAACACCCAACAGTTCAACAAGAATTAGAAGAAGTCCAAGCAAGACTAGGTGATATTGAAGCTGTACGCCCTGCTGGATGTATATTGCACCGCACCATAGGTAATCACGATTTACGCTTTGATGGCAAACTGTCTAATGTTTTACCCCAGTATGAAGGCGTTAAGGGTATGTGCCTTGCAGATCACCTATACGGCTGGTCTTATAGCTGGTCAGTAGTAGTCAACGACAATACAATGATTAAGCATCGTTGGCACAATGGTATTCATGCGGTGTACAACAATATTCTTAAAGGCGGTATGTCAATGGTTACGGGTCACCTGCACTCATTAAAGGTTACCCCGTGGACTAACTATACTGGCGATATGTATGGTGTCGATACTGGAATGATGGCGGCAGTAAAAGATGACCAGTTTATGTACCATGAAGATTCAAGCGTTAACTGGAGAGCAGGTTTTGCAGTCCTTACTTATGTAAACGGTCATTTAATGCCACCTGAGTTAGTTCAGGTTATTAATGAAGATGAAGGACTTGTATTTTTTAGGGGCAAATTACATGAGATTAACGCCTGAAGCATTAAAGCATCTGTATTCAAGCCTTTACTGTACCTATCCGTTTACTAAATGGCCTATGCCATTGCCTGAAGAAATTGAGTTTATTGTTACGCCTGACCCTGAAGTAATGGGTACTTACCTGCTAGATACAGGCGGTGACTATGCCCATACCATTACCATATCATCGGGGCGTTGCAGTCATTTTTATACCGTTTTGACTACATTAGCCCATGAGTGCATACATATGAGTTTTTATAAGCAAAAAGGAGATAAATGGTTGCAACATGGAAAACCGTTTAGAACCCGTTGCAAAATGGTTGCCAGCGAACTAGGGTTTGATCCGCTAGAATTGTAAAGTTTAAGAAACGTATTGTAAAGTTTAATGCCTATACGTATATACAATGTATATACATATCGATACCTATATGTATAAAAAATTGCAAAAAGTGTACATATCCCGTTCGGTAAATTTATTGAAATTTCATGCACTTTTTTGTTAATTCTTCCCGATCAGGAAACTTTTTAATTTCGATGGTAACGGTCTTTTGGGTTATTCAGCATTGCTTTAATAAGTTCTTCTATATTAAAGAACCATTGAATAACTTTCATGCCATCATGCGTATGAATGGTAAAACTCATCTAGTAGCAATCAAGTAAGCCCCAAAATTTGCAAAAGCATATCCAGCATACATACAACCCAATCCAATATCTCCCTTAAAAAACTGTTCTCCACAAATGTAAACATAAATCAGCCCTGTAAGTATGATTAGATTAGCACTCAATTAGTTTCTCCGTCTGTTCAAGTAGTTCTTCTTCCGTGACAGCGTACTCCCTTTCAAAGCGTTTTCGACCCATTCCGTGAATACTGGTATTTGATCCTCTATGGTGGTAGGGGCAAAGCGGAATGACGGGTGCTTGAGTGCGAGGGATATTACCTCGTCTAATGTGATGAAGTTCTGCTGGTGTTCCCTCGTTGCCTTGATGCCTACATAATGAGCATCCCAATTCAGCAATTCGTCTGTAAATTTCTTTCTCATGCTTAGTGGCCATTAATAAAATCTACGGTTTGCTGTTCCAGTTGTTCAGCACTTTCAGCTATATCAACGCTTAATTCCAGCATTTGTGTGTAATCTTTACGGTTCATGGCATCTTCATACATCTTACAAAATAGTTTAAGAATCAAAAATTCTTCGGTTAATTTTAACTTGCTCATTTTAATATCCGATCTTGTGTACGGTTTGATACTTCTAAAGTCTGCCAAGTAGCGTGTCTAAGTCTAGCGGCTTCTAGTTCCCACTTTAACTTTTCAGCATTTTCTGTAGCTACACCAATTGACTTGCAAAGGTCTTGGTATTCTTGGCTTGCGTAAGATTCACGCTCTTGTGCTCCAATAGTTTGCTCATTAGATTTTTTCATCATAATGGCTTTTAAACTACTTTTATATGTTTCTAGCTGGGCTAACTCACCTTTTGCCTGTGCATATTTGCCAGCGTTTTCTAATATGAAGTCTATACATTTATTGGGATCTATCTCTCTCATTTTCCTAGTTTCTTTTTTATCAATTGTTTTATGCGTTCTTCTTTTTCAGGGTATTGGGCTAACAATTTAACAACTGCTGGCCAACCTCGTTTTTTTGCTACCCCGATATACCACCAAGCCAAGTATTCGTCAGAGTTGTTCTTCAAGTTGCTTTATTTTCTGTGAAATTCTTGCTCGCCATTGTTGCCAACCCTCACCAGCATAAGCCTGACAGCCGACTTCTTGGGCTTTGGCTTTGGTAAGTTCTTCGCTGGAATACCAAGGCAATTCGGGTTTCTTGATTTTCTTAACTTCCATGTCTAATTCATCTTCCCAGCGGCCTTGATTGAGCCAAGTTGCTGGATGGGGAATATAGTCTTTTTCTGTCTGCTTTAGCTTCCAATACTCAAGATGGTTAGCAAGGGCGTTAAACGCATCTTCCTGCTCGTTGTGGGTCAACCTATCCCAAGACTTTTCAGCCGCCCTACGCCCCTGTTTACGGGGATATAAACTATAAAATTCAAAGAAGTTCATTAATCTGCTTTCTAAGTGCCGCACATTCATCTTCTAGCATCTGAGTTTTGTTTGATCTTTCAGCATCAGCAAACTTTAAAATTGGTTTATCAAGAGCTTCTTTACACATTTGAATGTAGCGATCAACTTCTAATCTATCTTCTCCACCAACAGCCGCATTACTGTGTCCAATTGGTTTACCCATCGTGTCGTAATACACTTCACGAATTTCAAAGTAATCCTCATATGGACTACTCAAATTTACTAAACGCAAGTTCCAAGTCATGTTTTCACCCAATAAAGAATTATGAATAAAAAGAACATCACCGCACCAAGTATGGCGAATATTCCTACAGAAAAAATTAACATTAAGTTTTCCATGTGGAAAGTATATGTTAAGTTGTCTTAATGTTCTTAATTATTTTATAGGTGTTTTCCCTTAGTGTTGTTTTTTTGCCATAGGTTGCCCAAAGGTGATAAGCCTTCATCCATTCAAGAAGTTGTACTTGAACTAATGCTTCCTAAGATAATGTTCAATCGTTATAGGCTTGTCTATCACCATTGTTCCTATAACTTGTGTAGTACCCATTTAAGTCTACGGGGCTTGCTGTCAGGTGTAAACCAGCCCATGTTTTATTCCACGCCACCCATTTAGGTGCTTTATATCGTTTGGAGTACGGCAGAAATAGAAAAACCCTTTGGGGTTGCTCTAAGGTGATGTTGCTTAATAAATGGCTCTAAATCATTTACTAAACACTCAGAACAACCCGAAAGGGTCTTGTGTATAGAGCTACTTACTAAACAGACATCACTCTGCGTAAGTAGTATACATCAATCTAATTCAGGCCATATCAACTTATAGTTTTTTGGAAACAAGTTTTTACGGGTTACTAAACCATGTGATTCTTTTTCTAGGGTGGCGGCTAGGATTACCAGCTTATCGTAAGGTATATCCCCGTTTTGCCACATAGATACGGCTGGAACGGACACATTGACCATCTTAGATACCCGTGTGCAACCACCTAAAAGTTTAATCATTGCTGTTGATGATATTTTTTCCATAAGCTATCTTAACATTTTTACAACAATTTGCAAATAAACTGTTGCTTTATGTTTTAAGTTAGCTTAATATCTAAGTACGGTATATGCCGTGTTAATTAAGGAGAACTCGTATGAGTGAGCAAGATCAAGACTTCCACAGCTTCCAACAACATTTGGAACGCATCTTTAAAGACCTCGAGGATGGGGTATTTATTACAGCACAAGAAATAGGTGACCTACGCTATGCGTGTGGCTTACCTGCACCAGTAAGAAAAAACCCCGTGTTACAAGCAGTCTTTAATGACTATTCAACTATTTTTGGAGCAAAGCAATGATTATTTCAGATAACAGCAAAGAATTTAAAATAGCCCCAGCAGGGTTACACATGGCACGGTTGTACTCGGTCATTGACTTAGGCCATCAAGCTACCGAATGGGCTGGCGAAACCAAAATTATGCACAAGGTTGTATTGACTTGGGAATTGCACGGCAATGACGATCAAGACCAGCCATTAAAAACCGATGACGGTAAACCTTTGATTGTGTCTAAGCGTTATACAGTTAGTCTTGGTGACCAAGCTAGATTGCGTCAAGACCTAGAATCATGGTCTAACAAAAAAATGACCGCAGAAGATCGCAAAAAGTTCGATTTGCGTAACCTGCTAGACAAATTTTGCATGGTCAATATCACGCATTCAGAAGATGGAAAATACGCCAATATCAGCGGTATTAGTCCTGTTCCATCAGCTTTGCGTAACGCCCAACCTGATGGCATCAACGCACCGTTACACTTTTGGTTAGCTGAATTCGATCAAGCTAAGTACGATGCTTTGCCAAAGTATTACAAAGAAAAGATTACCGAATCATCTGAGTGGCGTGGTCAAAAACAGCGTGAAGCTGACGCACCAGTAGCAACCGACAATGCACTTGTTGACGATATTCCGTTCTGATTTACGGGGGAAAGCAAACGGCTAGGTCCTGATAGCAATGCCGTGATTGACCAGTTAGCTGAAATGCAAAGGCAGTCGGCAATCCCCCACCCACATTGAAAGCAATAAATGATAGTTAAAGAAAAGGTACAGGAAAATGGTCATTGGTACACAAAAGAGGGAACTCCAGCCTACACAACCATCGGCAAAACTGGGGAACGGCCAACAACGCTCCGTGACGCACGGAAACTCGGACTTTTGCCAAGTGTTACAACAATTAACGGACAGCTATCAAAAGCAGGCCTTGATACATGGAAACAGCAACAAGTCCTTTTAGCCGCCTTAACCCTTCCTAGAGGGCTACAGGAATCAGAAGATGAATGGCTAAAGCGTGTAATGCAGGATAGTAAAGCTACAGGCAGGGAAGCGGCAGAACGGGGTACAGCTATACACGCCATTATTGAGGGTTATTTTGAGCAGATGTATATGCCTGAAAAACCAGCTTATTTGGATAACATTGATGTTGCCCTTAAAAATGCTTTTGGAGAACAACCTTGGCTTGCAGAGCGTTCGTTTGGCCATCCGCTAGGCTATGGTGGTAAATGCGATCTAATGGCTAAAAGTGGCTTTATCGTTGATTTCAAGACTAAAGATACCGACCTTGCCAAAGTAGATGTTTACTTTGAACACGAAATGCAGTTAGCGGCCTACCGTGAAGGACTAGGCTTGCCCTCTGCTCGCTGTGCCATCGTATTTGTTAATGGAACAACTAATCAAGTAAAATTGATAGAAGTAGAAGAACCCCAGCTTCAAAAGAGTTGGGAGTGCTTCCAGCATTTATTAAGGGTTTATCAGATCAAGAACAATCTTTAATCCTTCACGGGAACGGGGGAAAGCAAGAGTGCTTCACATACAGGATTGTGAGTACCCCAACTTTTTTAGGGCGTTAAGCCGCCATAGTAGGATGCAGTAAGTTAGGGTTTTTGCGGCTTTCCACATAACAGCTAGTAACTGCCAAATACTGCCCTGTATCTTTTTTACAACTTAGGGTATATCCCTATTAAATAATACTTGCATTGTTAAGATAGCTTAACTAAACTGGTGTTACTCGATTGGCGAGTGAGATAGATAAAGGAGATTTAAATGAGAGAATCAACAGAACAACGCAACAGCCGTATCGCTAATGAAGATGCTGGAGCACACACAGCATACGCCCACGCAGAAGATTTTTTTAACGGTTTGGCAACATACGAAATTGAGCCGTCATTTGGCACATCATTTTCAGTAAAACAAATTACACCGCACGGTCAGCTATCAGGTTGGGCTAAAACTTATGAAGAAGCGTTAGCTAAAGTTGAAGAATGGAAGTCTGACGATTATTGCAACGGTTACCCAAAACACTTTTTTATCAAGGAATAATATGAAATATCTACTACTTTTAGCCCCATTAGCCCTAACCGCTTGTAGTTCTTTTGAACCACCTAATGTCAGCCTAGAAACTGATAAGCAGGCTTTTCACATGAGCCGCCAGCAGGTCATACTAGGCATTACAGAGTGTGAAGAAGCTGGTACACGCCCTGTAGTTATTACGGCCAAGCGTAAGATCAACGGCATTATGAGTGATGTACCTGTAGAAGTTACCTGTAACCCACGCTATAAACTTTTCCACTAGGAGTTAAACATGAGAGATTTTATTTTAGGCGGTCTGATGGCCTTGTTTATTTGTTTTGTAGTGTTTGGCACTAACTATGTGATGCACGGTAATGCAATATGAACAATGAACCAGTAGCGTGGATGGAAGCTGATGTATTGCCACTAACGCATATTATCAAAGCCGTAGTTCGCAGAGAACAGGATGAGCAACACACTATTCCACTCTACACCCATCCAGCAAAGACACTAACAGATGAGGAAATAACACAAGTGTTTGATGAATGTTACCCAAATAATGCCGATGGTGATGTAGTTACTTTGATTGATTTTGCTAGAGCAATACTAAGAAAGGCAAGTGAGAAATGAAGTGCATTGTTAAGGGTTGTGAAAACCATAAAAATGAAGGTGGTTTTGAAGATGGAATGTGCTTGCCTTGTTACCTATTCATAACTACTGGAGAAGGTGTTTATTCGCAAGCGTATCGAAACGCAAAGCCAGCAGAACTAACAGATGAGGAAATATTGAAAGAAGCTGAAAGTTATGGAATGGGTGAAAAATTTATACAAGATGCACCTTTATTCCATGCAATCAAGTTTGCTAGAGCAATACTAAGAAAGGCACAGGAGAAATGAGAAAAGGATATTTTTTACCAATAGATAAACTCAATGAGCCAATGATAGAAGCCCTTGAAAAGTTAATTGTTTCGGCAAAAAAAGCAAGGTGGACAAATGCGGTTACAAGAAAAGATGCAGTAGAAACTTCTTTTGAAGCCGATTGGATTAAATGGCTTGAAAAAGTTAATTAAGAAAGGCACAAGAGAAATGAACCACTATGATGCACATAAAGAAAGCATTAAAGGCAAGACATTAACTGCCTACGAATTAGCCGATGCAATGGATAAAAAAGGGTTTAGGTATCGTGAAGTCAAAGCGGCTGTAAAAATGCTACGCCAACAACAAGCTGAAATTGAGGAATTAAAAGCCAAATTGCAATTACATGAAGCTATGGATAATCAATGTGCGTCTTTGATGCAACAGTTTAGAAAGGCACAAGAGAAATGAAGTACAAGCCGTTTGACCAGCGATTGCATGATGAGTGCGATCCCCCTGCTCGAAATGCGGTCGCTGGCTGGCTTAAAAACCTTTGGTATGTCGATGCCTTACCTAACCCCGATAAATACGCTGTAGACCTTGTATTGAGCAAAAATGGTCAGGAAATTGGGTATGCTGAAGTTGAAGTTCGTGATTGGGGTATGAACTTTTGCCCGTACAACACAATTCATATTGCCCAGCGTAAAGAAAAGTTGTTTACCCATCCCCGTACTACCATGTATGTAGTCACTAAAGACTATACTCACGCTTACTGGGTCAGGGCCAGCAAAATCAAGGATTGCAAGCTGATTGAAGTACCTAATTCAGCCGTATCGCAGGGCGAATACTTTTACGATGTTCCTAAAGACCTGTGGAAATTTGTCGATCTTCGGGAATTGTTTTAAGCGTACGGCCTTGTACCAGTTTTATCTATTATTAAAGACTGTCTGCGAGGAGTACCGCCAGCAACGCTAGGAACACTAATATGTGTCCAGCGGTCAAATTCTCGAATAAGTTGGTCATATCCTATCCCCGATTCAATCACAGCCTTAACGACTTCATCGGGGGTCATACCTGCTACACGAATATCTGCCGCACAACCGATCCGATGCTGTGATGTATCTTTTGATCCTACTGCATCATTTACTTGCTTTGAACGAAACGCTGAATTGACAATAATTGGCTTGCCACCCAGCACCGTTTTAACTTGCTCTAGAAAGGCCGCTAAACGCTCTAGGTTGGCTCTTTCAGATTCGTTAGGGGTATTATCAAACTGACGGTGATCGGTGTGTGTGAGTTCTTCTAGCGTGAAATTAGGACTTAGATTCATTCTTGTTTTTCATGTCAATGATTTTTTCAAGAGTTCTGCCGCCAAAGTAAAAGGACATAATCAACATCCCCCATTGGCCTAGCAGTTCTACATACTTTTGGTTTGTGTCAATACCACCAGCACTCATCATGGCAAATACCACATAAAACACTAAAATAAATATTAAGGTCATGGGGCGAATGTTTTTAGATAACCAGCTATCACTAGCCATATCCGCTTGCTGGCGTTTTGTGAGTTCTTGTTGCTCTGCAATATCAGCGTTAATTTGGGCCAATTCGCCATTTTGTTGCATTTCTAGCAATTTAAGTTTGGCTTGCTCTGCCTGTACAGGATCAGGAAATACCTTGTCAAGTATCTTGCCGCCAATGTCAAGTAACGCACCTAATGGAAACATTATTTAATACCCCATGTTAAGTACCACGCAATTACAGCCGCTAAAGCAAAGCAATACATTTGCACCCGTCTGACTGCCTTTAAATCGTGCTGGTATTCTTCGTTGTCTTTGCGTTGCATATTCTCAATGTCCAGTTTAATTTTTAAAACTGCTTCCCACTCTTTAGCACCGTGAGCCTTGATAAATTTAATCTTTAAATTGGCTTCTTCGTCACTTATTTGCTTCTTGTGCTTCCAATGTTCTAAAGCCTTGATTAATGCCTTTTCTTTTCTAAACTCTGCTTCTCGCCTTGCCCTTAGTCTTTCTTGGGCTTGTTTGTTAGCAACATTAAGGCCATCTCGCTGTATGTTTTCAATAGACTGAGATAAGCCTTTGCTTGCGGTTCTACTTGCTTCAAGGCTTCCTGTAAGGCCTTTGACACCTTCAGATAATCCGAATGGGTCTGCCACATCATTTACTTGTGAAGTAGTGTGCTATAAAGCCAACGATGGAACTGATGCCTGATACCACCATCATTCCAACCCAAAACCCACCCCTACCTTTATTGGCTAAAGCAAGCAATTCTTCCATGCCTTCTTCTAGCTTATCTACTTTGGCGGTCAAATTATCAACCTTTTCCCAAAGCTGACCGTATTTAACAGGGTCGATTTCAAATGACATTATTCATCCGCAGGCAAAGGAGTGTTGCCTTCAGCTACCCATTTTAGGTAGGCTTGGTAGTCTGAATTATCAGTCGCAAAAGGAATGTAAGCGTTATCCGCAACCCTTTTAATGCAATTTTGCGATACCTGACCTGTAACTGAATCTATGACATATTGGTACATTTTATAACTCCGCAGAAGCAGTAATTGTGGATGTTGTACTTCCAGTTCTTAAAGTATTTGATTGCCCAGTAGTACCACCTGTTACTACCGCAGTAAGACCAACAAGGTTAGTTTGAATATCTTGTGTTTGGGTAAAATCAAAAGAACTAAATGAAGCACCACTTAAATAACCAAAAGAACCAGTTGCAGTCATTGTTGGTGTAGCTCTTTTATTTACTTTGTAGAAAATTATTGGGCCTCTAGCTGAAGTGCTAGAAGTCATAGAAGATTGCCCAAGTTGGCTACTTGCCAAACCATCAGGATTTACAATAATTTCATAATAGCGTTGGCACTTCTGCAAAAGTGAGGTGTAATTCTCGTATTCATAACCAGTAGCACTACTTCCTACTTCTAGTTGAACACCAGTAATATAGAAAGTTGCTCCGTTTGTTCCTACTAAGCTAACTGCACCAGTAGCAGAAAAATAGTTATTTGCTGACCAAGAACCAGCAGTTCCACTAAATGTTGAACCGCATCCTAAACCAAATCGAACAACGCAAGCACTTCCATTTGTAGTGCTAAAGTCTGATGAGCCTGTTGTTGGTGCGGCAATAGCAACAGTTTTGTATTCCCAAGTGTTTGCGGCAGATATTGTGTAAGTGTATGGGTAGGAATAAGAAGTTAATCCACTACCAATAGAACCGCCAAAAGTGCCTGTCAATGAAGATTTAACCCAAAATGACAATGTAGCTGCTTTTGCAGTAGCAGTTCCCCAATTCCAATCAGCAAGGTTATAACCTTCAATATCTTGTGAAATTACAAATTCATCACCTGAACCTACTGTATAAGCAGAAGTTGAAGTAACTAAAATTGAATTAGTAAATCCTGCTGGCACATCAGTAGATTGTTGTGCAGTACATTTTGATGCGACATTGCAATACAAAGGGAATCTATCTACTGGATAAACTTTTCCATTAATGCCAGTTACGCTAGTTGAGCCGTTTCTCTGACTTATTACCATCGCACCATTGATAATGCGATTCTTCATAATAGAAGCGTTACCAGCACCTAATACACCACCAGCCGTACTTGTAGTTATTACATCAGCGTTTACTGTTCCGTAAGTCATGCTAATTCCTCGTCTGTTGGTTTAGCTAGTGTAGGGTGTTCCCATTTAGCAATGTAATCGCCTTTGCCGTCTGAATCGTTTTGCAATGTGATTACACCATTAGCAAATGGGTCTTGTCTAACATCGCTTACATTTAACTCAGGGTAAATAGAAATAATTTTTTCATATAAAGTCATCATGCACCTCTTACCATTGAACCACTAGCGTATGTTTGCGTTATGCCGCCATTGTAACAAGCACTAGAACCGCCATTTGTATAAAGATAAATTTCTACATAATCTGTTGAACCATTAAGGCTTACAACATCCTGTACATTTATATTGCCGTACCAAACATCGGTAACTGCACTAATTAAAACTTGTGACGCTTTATATGCTGAACCATTTTTATAAATATAAATTCTAAAAGAACTAAATTGTGAAGTTACCCAGTTAGTAAAAACACTTGCGTTAATTTGGTAATAACCAGCAACAGTTGGGGTAAACCGATAAGTTGATGTATCAAAACAATTATTGGTATCAAAAGATTCTGTGTCTAGTACCATTTTTGTAAATGTAGCGTTTGTTAAAACAAGGTCACTAGCACTTGCTCTATAAGCACTAAACGCTGGCATATTACCGCTAACCATTACTGTGCCAGTTGCGGCAGGAAGTGTGACTGTTTGTGTGCCAGCTACCGCAGGTGGACTTAATGTCACCGAACCTGATGTATCTCCGTTGAGAACTATGCTTGCCATTTGTTTATCCTTTAATTTCGTCTATTTTACAATACGACCCAGCGTTGGTCACTAGGAATAGTTACAGTAATTCCACTATTTATAGTTATTGGGCCTACTGATTCTGCTGATTTATTGGTGCTTAAAGTGTAATTTGTAGTAACTACTCTAGCGTTTTCAACAAATACTTCATCCCCACCTGCACCAGTAGCACCACCGCCTAATTGACCCCAAGCACCGCCTTGATAACCTTCAAACTGGTTGGTAGTGGTGTTATAACGCATTTCACCATCTACGGGTACGGCAGGGCGTTGAGCAGTTGTTCCCTTAGGAATGAGCATAAACTCATTGCCAGTAAAAGTAGGGTTATTAAATGCGGCAACAAATTGGGTAAAGTTAATCGCATCGCCAGTAGTTGTTCCAGCCAATAAATTAATGATCTTTTGGCTGTTCATATCCAAACTACCCGTCATTGGGGTTTGGCCGTCTGAAGCTACTGATCCTGTAAGGGCTGTAGATATATCCGCAAGGGTAGTATTAGCCCAAGTAGAACTAATACTTGTGCCAGTTACTACGGGATTGCCTGCTGGTAGGGAATAGACCCCCGATCCGTTTCTACTCATTTGATGCTCCTTGTACAGTATTTTGTACACCCTGTATTGTTAAAAGTCTAGCTAAATCATTGCGTTTCTTTTGATCAGGGCTAACCTTTGGCTGTGCTCCTAAACGCATTAATCTTAATGTTTCTTGTGGTGAAAGCATTGATTCTGCTAATTTATTTCTAAGTTCTTCATTAACATCACCATAAATAACCCTACCAAGCCTGTTACTAGCAGATATAGGTAAACCAGTTTGATTCATTAGGTTGCTATAAGCCAGCTTTTGTACGGTGTCAGAACCTACTGATTTACCAGCAGTAGCGGCAAATTTACCCCTAGCTAAATCTTCTTTAATAGCTTCAAGTCGTGCAATTTGACGGTCAGAAATTACATCTGATTTCTTTAAGTCTTTTAAAGCTTTAGAAAATTGGCCAATGTAAATCTTTTCAGTTTCAGGCGAAATGGCTTTGTCAGCTAATTTAGCAATGCTTTCAAGCTGTTCAATAGGCTTAGATAAACGCTCGTAATTAACCCTAGCGGTTTTGTATGTTGGGCTGATTTTTTCCATAAAATTCAATAAACCAGTTTTTGCGTTTTGCAAGCCATCCAATTCATCGCCTGAAGCGGCTTTAATTTTATCTCTTTCATACCGTGCCTTAACTTCGCCAATTTTTTTATCTAATGCTATTTTGGTTCTGTGTAAACCAAGCATTGATCCAGCAGGGTCAGCAATATCCATGCCCCTGTTAGCTGAAGTTTCTTTAGCCACTTCCATTGCATCTTTAATGGCTGGGCGTTTGATTAAATTAGCAATTTGGGCGGTTGTTTTTTCGTCTAATTCACCTAAATTTAACGGTTTTAAAGCATCTGCATATAAATCATCGGCAACTTTTTCTCTAAAATCAGAATATTTTGAAATTCTTGATGCAGGGGCAATATTACGCAATGCGTCAGCTTGTGCTTGGGCATTTTGTGCTTGTCTTTGTGCCATTAGGTTACCAGCGGTAGGGCTAGTGGCAATAGCTGTACGCTCTAATGCGGCTAAACTTGGCACTCCTGCAACTTCAGCGGCCGTAGGTTGAGAACCAGCTACCAATTCTTTGGGGTTGCGTAAATTACGCATTGCTTTAGCTTCTTCACCGCCCGACATTTCACGCAAAAATCTACCAAGTATTCTTTCTTTTCCTGATTCAAGGAATGGCTCAACAATGGCTTTACCAGCCCTATATCCTTTGTCTACAACCTGACCTACTACGGGTGCAACAGCACCAACAGGAGCACCAATTAACGCTCCAGTACGGGCATTTCTACCTGCTTCTTCATACAATTCAGGCCCAGTTTGACCGCCTTCTACTGGCTGTAAAGCACCTGATACTGCTCCAGTACCAGCACCAATAACTGCACCTGAAACATAAGGATTCTTTCCAAAACTAGGTATTACCCCAATTGCTCGGCTCATTCCAACGGCAGGCAATATAGCACCAGCTACACGACCTGTACCATAAGACATTGGGTTTGCTTCTTGGTATTCGCCACCTTCTTTTGCAAGTCTTTGTACTAATTCATTGATTCTTGGTGCATTGTTTGTAGCTAATTGTGCTCCAGCCAACATTGGATCAATAGCAGATTTTGTCATGCCAGCTAAAGCCGATTCCAAAGGTCTAGGTTCTGCTAGTACATTTCTTTGTCCACGATTAATTGGTCTACCTGTAGCCGCACCGCCACCAGTTTCACCAAAAGACATGGGTGAAGCTGTTGTTGCCATTTGTTCAGCAATCATTGCTTGGGCTTGTTCAGGCGTAGTGCCTTCTGCTACTTCAAATCTAGCAATACGACCATCAGGCATTTCAAATCGTGCTATTGGCATTATTGATTTCCTGTGAATGGAGTTTCAAATCCTATAAATCTAGGCCCTGCTGGTTTAGGTACATTTGTTTGTTGAGGAACAATAGAGTTGTTTGGTGCTGGGGGTGCTGGTGGGGGTGGGGCTGAAACTCTTTGTGGCATAGCCCTACCTGCGGCAATGTAAGCACCTTCTAATAATGTTTCTAAGCGTTGTTGTTTAGCTTTAATAGCAGGGGGTTTATCACCTAAAACAGGGAAATAAGTTTCACGCATAGCAGTTAATTGAACAGGAGTATATGCCGCACCAGTACGCAATGTTAAAGCCGCATCAAGAACATCTAATTGTGAATCTTCAACAATTTGACGCTGTTCTGGTGTCATAGATCGTGAAAGCAAATTAGGGCCAGTTAAAGCAGATACAATGCTTGCAGGTACATTAGGTTTAACTGCTTTTGGATCAACACCTAAAGCGGTTTGCATTTGCAAAATGTTTCTATCCAAAATATTGGACATAAATCCAGCTTTTCTTTCGCCTTCAGTAGGCATGACTAAAGTGTTTGCTCCTGATCTTGCAGTTTTTTGAATTTGATTATCAATCATAGCCCTGTCTTGGGCAGTCCAATCTTTTCTTGGCTTGCTATCCAAACCTAAAACAATTGCGGCAGATCTAATTTTTTCAGGGTCTTTGCCAGCACCTTCGTATATTGGTTTGAATGTATTAGGATCAAGCAATACATCGTCAACACCAACCTTCATTGGGCCTTCATTCATTTTAGTAAATGCAAACTGTCTTTGTGCGGCAGATGCTTTAGGATTTGAATAAAGATTAGCGTAAGCGGCTTGTGGATTAGCTGGTACAGCGGCAACAGGGGCAACTTGCTTGTACTGTGGATTTAATTCCATGTTTGCACCGTACATATCAGCCGTTGTTTCTTTTGTTAATTGATTGTCAGGGCCATAAATACCACCTTCAACACCTTGTTTACCCTGTTTTTGTTGAACAAAATCAGCCATTGCAGATGCTTCGTCTGCTCTTAACTGTTTGGCTAAATCAATTTGTGCTTGATTTGCCTTATCAATACCTCTTTGACCAAAATAAACATTGGCTAAACTAGCAAGATTTTGTGTAAATGAAGGGGCAACATAACGGTTACCAATCATCTGACCCTGCGGTACTGGTTGTTGCATCAGCATTTCAGCCATCTTTTGCTGGCGTAAAATCTGTTGCTGTTGCAACATTTGTTCGGGTGTTAGTGTTCCAATATCAGCCATAATTAAAACTCCTGTGCCGCTAACATTCTGCTTTGCTGAGAATAAGGATCAGTTCCATAAGCATTTGATACTTTATATTGCGTGTAAGGGTTATAAGTGCTTAAACCGCCCATTTGATTATCTTTAGCGTTTATTTGGTCTTGTGTAGGCTTGTCTTTACGCAACATCATTGCTAAAGCCATTTGGTCATTACCACCCTGTTTACCAATCTGCCCAGCTTGTATAACTTGTTGATTTTGTTGTGCAAGTGCGGCTTGTTGATTTGCTTGTTGCTGACCGATGTTCTGAAAAGTAGGCATTAAACCTTGCTGTTCAGGCATTTGATAAGGGTCAACGGAAGTAAAGTATGGATTAGGCATTGAGTTTTCCGTAATCTACGGCTAAGTAGCCGTTATCAAGGTTAATAACAGCTTCAGGCATTACAGCTTGAACTTCTTGAGCCATTACGCCAACAAACTTACCGTGACCAGCCAAAGGATGATCTTTAAATTCAGGTTTATATTCAAACTGATAGAACGGCAAGCCGTTAGGCAAAGTTCCAATTGCTTTAATATATTGCTTTGTGCGAGTATCAGACATCATTGCCGCACCGCCTAATGACATCAAGCCTTGATTAAAGTTAGCTTGTTGAGCCACTTTAGAGTTGAAGTCACCCATCTGAGCGTTGTAACCCATCTGAGTAGCACCCAAAATATCAGCACCACCAGTAGTAGCTTGTTGGGCAGAATTTACAAATGTTGGGTTTTGAACCTGTGAACCGCTACGCAACGCACTTAAAGTGTTAAGTGGCATATTGTAGTTAGTCATGGCTTGGTTGTAAGCCTGCTGATTTGCAGACAATCCTGTGCCAAATCCTTGCGTTGTAGCACCTAGCAATAAATCGTTTTCTCTTTGACTTTGAGCCATTTGTGCTCGTTTATAGGCTTCAGAACCAACAGGAATACCAGCATTTGCCAGCTTAACATCTAAGGCTTCACGACCTTGCTCAATCTGAGGTTGCAGTCTACGCATATAAGCGTCTTGATATTGCTCGCCAGCATTGATGCCAACTTGCGGAAGATTAGGGTTAAATTCTTGACCCATCGTGCTTTGAACACGACCTAATGCGGAATTGATTGTTGAACCAAGACCTAAAGAAGTTTGGTTTTGGTTATTTAAAAGTTGTTGACCAATATCACTTAATGATGTTTTGGCAGTCCAAGTAGGGTTTCCGTAAGGGTCTGTACCTGAAATGGAATAGTCTAAATTGCCATAAGGAGTAACTTGATTTACTCGATTGGCGGCAGTTGCGGCTCTTGCCGCATCTAAGTTACCTGCCGCAGTTTCCTGTGCGGCCGCCCTGTAATCAGGTGCGGCTGGTGCAGATGCCGCAGGCCCTAATCCTAAAAATCCACCACCACCCATGTTATTCCCCTTTTAACTTTCTCAAAGGACATTGGATGTCTAACCACCGACAATCCTCTTTCCTCATAGCCATAATCACTAAGTCACCATCCATGTGAGCATCAGGTATTTCAGCTATAACTTTAAAGCCTAAGTGTCGGTTTAACCTTAGTGCATCTGTGTTACTTGCACAGATTTGCCCTAGTATAACGCTAACTCCTAGTTTATTAAAGGGATAATCGAAAGCCGCCCACAATAAATCTCTGCTCATCCAATTTACTTCATCTACTGCCGCAATGTGCATTTGCACCGCTTTTGGCATAAAACTACAAAATCCTACTACCGCTACTAAATTACCGTCAATTTCTTGACCAATTGTTACTGTTTCTTCAGGTAGTGGGTGGTTCATTAAACGAACCAGCCAATCACCCATGTATTTTTGATTATCGGTAGTAACCCTACGCAATTATAGAACCCCACCCTTTTCCATTACATAATCAGTTGATGCCCAATGGAACTCGATACCTTGCGATGCCACATTTAAGTTAATTGATCCAGCGTAGCCTGTTCCTGTAACGCCTTGCCAGTTCTTTGTGGTGGTTAAACCACCACCCCAGTTAGCGTTATCCCAAGTGCTTAAGTCCCAAATACCTGTATCAACAATAGAAGGGTTAAAAGCTATCTGATTGGTAAGCGGAACGGTGTCAAAATCGGTGCTAATACCGCATAGAACGGTCGGTAAGCCGTTATCGGTCTGTAGGATAGGGCGTACTAGGGTAAAGCGTTTTAACTGCCCCCTGCTGTCGAAATAACTGTATGCCTGTTGTGCCGTTGCAACAATGTTAGAACCAGCATCAGAAGTTTGGTCGTAAAAATTACCAACAAAACCATTAGAACCAAAGTAAATCTTGTTATTGCCTGATGCTTCCCAGCAAATTGCGTTTACGCCAGTAAATCTAGCCCAAGACTTTGTAATCGTGTGCATAACATACTGTTCCTTACCATTAGCGGTAGGAATATTGAGAATCAGCATATTTTCACTAGCAAAATAGTTGATTTGCCAGCCAAATTCAGCGTAATACTGTGTTGCCGCTTGACTTACAGCGTAATAAATTTTATCTGTTAGGTTTACACGGGGGTCTAAGCGTGATGATTGCAGGGCGGCAGACATTGGCACTAAGCCGTCTTGGGTTAGCAAGAGTAAATCACCACCAAACTTGAAAAAACACCGTCTAGCAAAGGTTTGACCCATTTGCCATACCCCGACTTCAGACCATTCATTAGCATCTGACGGGTTTGTTCCTTTATAAACAATGACTTCACCCATGCTAGTGACAAAAGCGGATAAGTCATCTACGCCATAACCAGCATCTAAAGTCCAAGTTCCCATCGCTTGCAAGAATCCACCTGAACGGGCAATTGAGCCTAATGGAAAGTCTAATGCCGCACCACCGATGGATTCTACATTCAAATACCAAAAGGTCATGCTGTCTTTTTGTACAAAGAACAGTCTGTTTTGGCACATATTGACATTCACAAACACATTACTATTAACGCCTGTGATGCCCAATACGGTATAAGTTCCGACTACGGTAGCATTAGCCGCTGGTGCGGTAGCCATCGTGTAAGTAAAGGTTGATGCACCCGTTACGGTAATAGCATAAGTGCCGTTGTAGTTGGCTTCTGTCGCACCCGAAATAGATACACGGTTGCTAGTTGCTAGGCCATGCGGTGCGGCAGTAGTTACGGTAGCTGTTAGGTTACCCGAGCCACCCCTTGTAATAGTGCTAATAGTTTGGGCGGTAGTAGTGGTAGCCATCTTGTACCAGCGTGTACCGTCATAAATAATGGCTGGATCGACACCGTTTACCGCAATAATAAAGTTGCCACCATCGGTACTAATCATGCAATGCTGAAATCTACTATTAGTTAAACCAGTAAATACAGAAGTTGCAGTAGAAGTAGATGCGTTATAAATAACACCGTTGGCAACAGCAAAAAGAGTGTTTACGCCATCATATCCAGCGTAATTCATTAGGGTTTCTACATTACCTGTGATACCAGTAGAAGCCTTTGAATAACCTTTTCTCAAGGTTACATCGGTAGGTGTAGGAAAGAAATTAACCAATTGCACCGCATCTAACGGTTGCATTTCAGCCAATGAATCTCTAGCGTTCCAACCACCAATGGGGGAAGCTAAAGAAGCGGTTGTAGCGGTAAACTTCTTAGCGACCGCCATAATTAACTACCGTAACCAGTATCAGGAATGTTTGCCCAGCCAATAAGCACGGCACT